TCTGCCACATCATCGCGGAGAGTTCGGTACACATCCCGCCGGATGAAGTGGACGCTGTTGAGTGGCTGAATTATGAACAGTGCAGCAACCTGATCGAGGCACTGAAGAAGATGATCGAGAGACAGGAGGCGGCGAGCAGTGAATGATTTTCGGGTTACGATTCGGGCGAAGAACGGCAAGATCGGCATAGATGCCGAGGGTGAAGTGATCGTCCTGGAAGACCTTGCTACCACCTGCGGGATCATGCAGATCCTGGCGGGCGAGATGGCTCTGAAACAGGGCAGAAGCCTGGACGACGTGAAGGACGCCATGCTGGACATCCATCTGGCAGCTATGCAGAAGCTGATGGACGACCAGGCAGAGAGGGAACTGTGGGATGAATAGGTTTCTGAGGACAAAAGGAAGGAGAGACGATGGCAAAGAAGAAATACAAGCCAATGACCAAGCGGGAAAAGGAAGAGATGAAACAGATCCGGAAGGAACTGAGAGAGAAAGGCGTGATCCCGCCGGTCAAGAAACGCCTGAACCGCAAGGACTACATAGAGAATACCAAAAACAAGTGGAATGAGCCGGAAGAGGGAAACTCCTGGATCTATCTTACCAGGGCAGTCTCCTGGGTGATGGGACGGGTTGACCATAAGGGTAATGTCCATCCGGAAGCAATCGGGGCGGCTAAGGTGCTGCAAGTAGCTATGAAGATGCAGGAGTTCACAGCGAAGCTCAAGGAAGAAGGGCGGGACCGGTACACCACCGGTGAGCTGTATGAGTACCTGAAGGAAACGCTGGAAGAGTAGCCAGCAGAAAGGAGCACAAACATGGTGCAGAAGAAAATGTCTACCCACGGGGCAGTCAACATCCCGGTACAGATGCGCCGGAGCATGGGGCTCCAGCCCAAGGATGTGATTGAACTGGAGGAGAAAGATGGGACGTTGATCCTGCGTCCCAGGGAGATCCGGTGCGCGTTCTGCGGAACGGATGAGGATGTCCTGAAGCTGAAAGGAAAGGGGATCTGCGTCTCCTGCCTTGAAAAGGCACAGGAGCAGAAAGGAGAAGGCAATGAAGATTGATCTGAAAACACAGACCAGCGGACAGCTGGTGGATGCCCTGGTACAGCTGGACAAGCTCCGCCTCCAGACCGCCAGGAGCATTGATATGTACAAAGCGGAACTTCAGGCCAGGGGCGTGAGTATCATGGACGACCGCAACCAGCAGTACATCCGTTTCTACGGTGACGGAGGCAGTGCTTCCGTCACAGACAAGCAGAAGCTGGATCTCACCAACCCGGACCGCTTGCAGAAGTGGCTTCCGGAAGGCGTATACAAGAAGAACGTGTCAGAGACCACGGAAACCAAGTACAAGCTGACCACCGGGTTCGAGACCATGCTGAAGTCGGTTGCGACCGGGGACTACACCTTCGAGATGTCCCTGGAGGATATGATGGACCAGCTGCACATCATCCCGGATGAGAAACAGCGGAAGCTCTTGCTGAAGAAGCTGACCGGGGAGTTCGAGAAAGACCGGAAGACCCTGAATGCCGTGTTCAAGACCGAGGATTCCTGGGAAGAAGAACTCTACTACATCCACCGGATCAAGAGAGGCGAGCTGATCCAGAAGTACCTGCCGGACGATATGCTGGACATCACCATCACAGAGCTGAAGAAGTGTATCACGGTAGACAGTTCCCTGGCCATCGGGCTGGACTATAAGGTGGAGGACTAGGACATGATAGAACCAAGTACAATAAACATCCTGATCGTATGTGTCACGCTTGTGACACTGGTATGGATGGGCGGAAAGAAAGGATGATTAAAATGGCAGCAAAGAAAAAGTTATTTTTGATCGCCGGACACGGCGAGGGAGACCCGGGAGCGTGCAGCATCTGGGGACAGGAAGCAAATTACACCAGGGAGCTGGCGAAGCTGGTGAAGACTGCGATCGGCAGCCGCATGAGCGTAACACTGTACGACACGAACAAAAACTGTTATGCTCAGAGTAAGAGAGGCAACGTCCCGACCTACTCCGATTATGACATGACTGTTGAGATCCACTTCAACGCGAAAGCCAAGGCAGACCCGAACGGGGACGGCAAGTTCACAGGCGTGGGCGGCTACATCCACCCGAACAATGCAGGGCGTTCTATTGCAAGGGCGATCATCGACAGGGTGGTGGCTCTGGGCTTCAGGGAGTGGCTTCTGGATACCAGCACCGGGCTTCTGAACCTGAACAGGGCACAGGGGCAGGGAGCCAAGTATTTTCTCCTGGAGACTGCCTTTATCGACGATGGGGATGATATGAAGTTCTATACAGCTCACAAAGAAAACTTTGCTCAGGCGATCGCGCAGGGCATCCTGGACGGTCTGGGAGTGAAGAGCACAGCCACACAGCCGAAGGCGGAACAGTATTACCGTGTACGCCTTACCAAGGGCGACGAGAAGAGCCAGCTCTTCGCAGGAACCAAGGCGGGAGCCCTGGCGGTGTGCAAGACCAAACCGGGATACAGCGTCTTTGATCCGGACATGAAGTGCATCTACACCAACAACGCGAAAGGCTTGCAGGCATCCGCACTGAAGGGACTAAGCGAGAAAGAATGGATTGAGAAGGTCGGACCGCTGTACACCGCAGATGAGAAAACCAGCGGTATCCTGGCCTGCGTATCCCTGGCACAGGGTATCCTGGAAAGCGGCTACGGACAGACAGACCTGGCACAGGCGGGGAACAACCTTCACGGCATGAAGACCAACCTCTCCGGCAACACCTGGCCGGGAACCACCTGGGACGGCTCCAGCAAGTACACCAAGGAGTCACCGGAACAGGATGCAAACGGCAACCAGTACATGAAGAAATCAGACTTCCGCCGCTACGGCTGTATCGAGGAATCCATTGCCGATCACTCCGCGTACCTTCTGAACGCGGCCAACGGCAAGAAACAGAGATACGCAGGGCTGGCAGGCGAGAAGGACTACAGGAAGGCAGCCCAGATCATCAAGGATGGCGGATACGCGACGGACACCAAGTACGTCTCCAAACTGGTGAACATCATCGAAAAATGGAACCTGACCAAGTACAACGCCTCAGGCTCCGGCTCCACACCGAAGCCATCCGCGGCGGAAGACGAATGGAAAGTTCCGTTCCTGATCAATACGACCTGTGACTGGCTGTGGATCCGCAAGGGACCGGCGAAGAAGTACGACACCAGCGGGCACATTGCTGAGAAAGACGGGGAAAAGAAGAAGTATACCATCGTGGAAGTAAAGAATGGATGGGGACGTCTGAAGTCCGGAATCGGATGGATCTGCCTGGATTATGTAAAGAAGGTGTGACAGATGGACCGACTGATGAGGGAGCTTGTCAATGAGACGAAAGAGGAAGACATTGCCGACCGCTACCGCCCGATCGTGGACATCATCGGGGTGAATGCCTTCGTGGAACTGTCAATTTACGCCTGCGGTGACGAGCTGTACTTCCCGAAGCCGGAGAACATCGTGGCACCGGCCAGGAACCGGCGGGTCAAAAAGGAATACAATGGTTACAATCTGAAGGAGCTTGCGGAGAAGTACAACCTCACCACCGTACAGATCCGCAACATCCTGAAGGACGAGCCAATGATCGGACAGATGAGCATTTTTGACATGGAAAATGAGCAAAAAAGCACTTAAATATTTACCCTAAAAGGTTATTTCATAAGAGTATAGGATAAGAGCATAGCTTACAGCTATGCTCTTATTTTTTGTCGATGGAAGAGCCGGAAAGGAGCAATTATGGAGTTAATCAACAGCGTAAATATTGACGCCCTGTACGCCCTGGCAAGCAAGCTGATCGTGCTTGTGGGGGTTATGGCGTTCCTGGTGTCCGTAGTGACCCAGGTACTCAAACAGATCCCGGGACTGGAGAAGCGTGTTCCGACACAGATCACAGTGATCGTGACGAGCATGATCCTCTGCCCGGCAGCAATGGCGGCAATGGCGGTCTATTACAGCGTACCGATTGACTGGTTCATGGTCTTTGCGTCGTTTATCGCGTCATTTATCGTGTCGCTTGTCTCGATGGACGGGTGGGAACGTGTCGCAGAACTGTGGAACCGGATGATCAAGAAATCGTAAGGTACTCATATGGGGTACACAATCACATTTTCCGATGTGATGACAGTGGTGATCTCAGGAGCATTGACTATCATAGTCTGGTTCCTGAAGAGCTACCTGTCAAACATCCAGGCAACTAATGAACAGCAGAACAAGAAGCTGGCCGAGATCGACGAAAAGACACAGAGACGTATAAATGCAGTAGAAGAGGAAAGCAGGAACGAGATCAAGAGGGTGGACAGGGAACTGGCAGACATCAGAGGGGACTTTGCCACCATGTTCGTGCTCCGGGAGGACTACTTCCGGGCAATGGACAAGATGGACGGCAACTTCCGTGACATCGACCGCAAGATCGACCGGCTCCTCATAGCGAACAACATCACGATGGAGGTGAAGAGCAATGGACGACCTGGAGAGGACAGAGGTGAGTCAGAATAAATCGAACCGCGGGTTCATTATGCGGAGCCTGGCAAGAGGATTCAACTACTCCGCCTCTGTCCGCAGTCTGTCAAATGCAATGATGTCCGACGGGCGGATCTACACCCCGGACATCTCCAAGCTGCTGGACTATCTGGTATCTGCCGGATATGTCAGATTTACAGACAAGAAGATCAACTCATACACAGCCTACCGGAACGACGCGGTGGTGCAGCTGACCAAGGAGGGTATTGACCTTGTAGAGGCTACCATCGAGGATCCGGGGGTGGACATCTAGTATGGGGAAACAGAGAAAGAAGACCAGGATATCCGGAAAAGTGGATGAGCTGCCGGAGGAGATCCGCCAGCAGGTGGATGTGATGCTGGTCGATACCTCAAACACCTACCTGTCAATCAGTCTGAAACTGAAGGACATGGGGTACGAGGTATCGAAGAGCAGTATCGGGCGTTACGCCCTCCGCACAGCCAGCGCGACCCAGAGGCTCCTGGAAGCCCAGGCACAGACGGAACAGCTGGTCAAGGTCATACAGAAGAATCCGGATGCCGACTACACTGAAGCAGGCATCAGGATGATGGTGAACGGCCTGATCGACAAGATCGCCACAGCGGAAGAAGAGTTCGACGCCCTTCCACTGGATAAAGCAGGACGGCTCCTGGCGAGCCTGTCCAGGACAAAGGTCTACAAGGACCGTGTGAAACAGGATATGCAGAAAAAAGCAGATCTTGCCTTCTCTGAGATGGAAGACAGGATCATGAAGCTGATCCGACAGGATCCGGAAGCGGCAGCACAGCTCCGCACGATCCTACAGGAGGCAAAAGACAGGATGATGCAGGATGATTGATTTTGACCACTGGCTGACACAGCTGGACGATGGTGAGGAACAACAGGAAAGAGAGTGGCATACCAACCAGGAAGAGCTGTTCCTGGAATATGTCCTTCGGGAGGAAACTGCTTACCGGAAGGATTTAAAGGAACGGTTTGACCGTGGCGAGAAGCTGACCGGTCCGAAAGGGCTCAGGAAGAAGTTGGCTGCCGTGGATCTGTCCTACTTCGGCAGGGCGTATCTGTCTCACTATTTCGTAAGGAAGTCCCCGGAGTTCCACGCGGAGCTGGATGCCATCTGGGAGTCGGGCGTTCTTAAGGGAATGAACCCTTTAATGGATGCCAAGAAGATCTCCAGGGCAGACGGATCCAAGAGAGCCATAGCAGCTCCCCGTGGACATGCGAAGTCCACGAACTTCACATTCAAGGACTCCCTTCATGCCATCCTGTACGCATACAAGCACTATCTGATCATCCTGTCCGACTCATCTGACCAGGCGGAGGCATTCCTGGAAGACATCAAGGATGAACTGGAAGACAATGCTGACATCATTGAGGACTTCGGCTGCATGAAGGGGGAAGACACCTGGAAGAGCGGCACGATCAAGACGACCAACGGCGTCAAGGTGGATGCAGTAGGATCCGGAAAGAAACTTCGAGGAAGGAAAAACCGGAGCTGGCGTCCTGACCTTATTGTCCTGGACGATATCGAGAACGATGAGAACGTCAACACACCGGAACAGAGGAAGAAGCTCCTGAACTGGTTCAACAAGGCTGTGATGAAGGCGGGGGACACCTACACGGACATCATGTATGTGGGAACAATCCTGCATTATGACTCCCTTTTGTCCAACACCCTGAAGAATCCGGAGTTCAAGAGCCGGAAATACCGGGCTGTCATATCCTACGCGGATAACACACAGCTGTGGGAACAGTGGGAAGAGCTTTTTGTCAATCTCTTTGATGAGCTGCATGAGGAACATGCGGACGAGTTCTTCGAGGAACACAAGACCGAGATGCTGAAGGGAACACAGGTCCTGTGGGAGGAGAAACTGTCCTACTACAAACTCATGAAGATGAAGGTATCTGAAGGAGACGCTTCCTTCAACTCCGAGCTTCAGAACGACCCGATCGACCCGGACAACGCGACCTTCAACGAAGAATGGTTCGATTTTTACGATGATGAGAGCATCGACTTCAGCGACCCACGTTTCTACTTCATCGCATCAAATGACCCGTCCCTGGGTAAGAACAAGAAAAGCGATACCAGTGCCATCATAGGCCTGGCAACAGATATGAAGACCGGTTATATGTACGTTGTGGATGCGTCGATCGAGAAACGCCATCCGGATGTGATCATTGACGACGTCATCGACATGAGTCGGAGATACAAAAAGGACTACGGCCGGAGCTTCCGGAAGATCGGTATTGAGACTGTACAGTTTCAGTGGTACTTCAAGGAAGTCCTGGCACAGAAATCGGCACAGGAAGGCGTGTACCTCCCGATCGAGGAGATCCAGTCCAACTCCAACAAGATCATGAGGATCGAGTCCCTTCAGCCGATGATCAAGAACCACTACATCAAATTCTCGCGGAAACACAAGACACTGCTCCAACAGCTGAAGGAGTTTCCAATGGGAAAGAACGACGACGGACCCGACGCGCTAAAAATGGCGGTTGATACCGCAGTCAAGGCAAGGGGGAGCAGTGGGGCGGGAGAGTACCGGACCGCAGAAAAAAGAAGGGTACAGTTTGAAGAAGGAGCGTACTGATTATGTCAAAAAAGAAGAAGGGAAAGAAAGGCAGGAAAGAAGCCTTCGACCCGGAAAAAGACACCGGGATATTGAGACCGGTTGACATGACCATTGCCGCCGGTGAGATCAATGACCGTTATTCTGATTATCCGAGCCGGGGACTGAATCCGGTGAAACTGGCTTCCATCCTCAGGGATGCAGACGAAGGAAACGTCCGCAGCCAGATGGAGCTGTTCGAGGAGATGGAAGAGAAAGACGCCCACCTGTTCTCCCAGATGCAGACCAGGAAGCTGGCGGTGACGGGACTGGACTGGGAGGTGCAGCCCTTTTCACCGGACGATGAACAGGACAAGGCCATAGCGGAGTGGATCAAGGATCAGCTTCTTGGCATCGAGAACCTGGACGACATCCTGACCGACCTGCTGGACGCGATCGGGAAGGGCGTGAGCATCATGGAGATCGTCTGGGGCGTGGACTCAGACGGCTTCGATGTGATCGAGGATATCAGGTATGTACATCAGAAAAAGCTGGTGTGGGACTGGGAGACAGACGACATGCTGGTCTGCACCGAACAGTTCCCGAGCGGCATACACTTGCCGAAGAACAAATTCGTGGTTCACAGATACAAGGCCAAGAGCGGCCACCCGTCCAGGGCGGGGATCATGCGTATCGTGTCCTGGATGTACCTGTTTAAGAACTACACGGTAAAGGACTGGGTTTCCTTCTGTGAAGTCTACGGAATGCCTCTGCGGATCGGCAAGTACGATCCGGGAGCAAGTGAAGCGGACAAACAGGAGCTTCTGGATGCGATCGTAAGGATCGGATCTGATGCAGCCGGTATCATACCGGAGACTACCATGATCGAGTTCAAGGAAGCCAACAAGACCACCAGTGCAGACATCTACGAACAACTTGCCAGGTACTGCGACGAGCAGATCAGCAAGGCGATCCTGGGACAGACACTGACCTCAGACAGCGGTGGCGGAAGCTATGCACAGTCCAAGACCCACAACGAAGTCCGCCATGACCTGACCGCGGCAGATGCTAAGGCTCTGGCAGTCACCATCCGCCGGGATATCATCCGCCCACTTGTGGAGTACAACTTCGGGGCAGATGCAAACGTTCCGTTTATCCGGTTTAACTCCGACGAGGAGGAAGACCAGAAGGAAGCGGTGGACATGTACCGCACACTGGTGTGCGACATGGGGCTGAAGGTCCCGGCGTCGCATGTGTACAAAAGATTCTCAATCCCGGAGCCGGAAGAAGGGGAAGAAACCCTCCAGCCGAACATGGTGGCAAGGACCCATCTGCTGGATGGCAGCCAGGATGATGGCGTGGATCCGGAGCAGCTGAAGGATGATTCTGAAGCATTGACGCCGGAGCAGATCCAGCTGGATGATATGACGGATCTGTCCAACCAGCTGGCAGCCAGACTGATGGAACAGATGGTAAAGCCTTTGAAGACCCTTGTGGAACACTTTGACGGGGATCTGGGAGACTTGCAGGAGTTCCTGAAGGATGAGGAGAAGCTGAAAGCCCTGTACGAGGATATGGAGTCCCCAGAGCTGGAAGACCTCCTCCATCAGACCATCTACCTGTCCAGCGTGATCGGGAGGACACAGGAATGAGCGAAGCCCTGTATGGAAGTTTTAAAGACTTTATTTTCAAAAAAGCTGTCAAATTCCTGAGGGGAAGAAAGGCACTCCCCAAAGATGTGTACATGAAGCTGGATGATGAGGCAAGGGCGAAAGCCTTCACCGTATCCGGGTACACGGCATTGGAAGTCCTCCAGGAGTTCTCTGACGCGCTTGCGGATGCAGTGGAGCAGGGAAAGACAAAGGACGACTTCCTGAAGGAAATGAACGCTTTTCTGTCGGATCGCGGATACGAAGCCATGAACCCCTGGAAGAGTGACACGATCTTCAGGACGAATATCCAGACCGCGTACAATGCCGGTCACTACCAGAGCATGACATCTCCGGAGACCCTGCGGCTCCGCCCCTACTGGCAGTACAAGACAGCAGCGGACGGAAAAGTCCGTGAGAGCCACGCCATCATGCACGACGCCGTGTACAGGGCGGATGATCCCGTGTGGGACATCTGGTACCCACCTAACGGGTTCCGGTGCCGGTGCATGGTAAGGAGCTTGTCCAAGAGACAGGTGGAGCAGATGGGACTGGAGGTAAGGCAGAACCCTCCCAGGACTGTGGACTATGACACCGGCGAGATCCTTATGATCAACCCAGACAAGGGCTTTTCCAATAACCCGGCAAAGACGACCTATAAGCCAGACCTGTCAAACATAGACAAGCCCCTCCGGAAGATTTTCCGGGAAAGAAAGCAGGAATCAATCTGAGCGATTTTTAAGCCATTTTCTGTAATAGGTGGGGAATTGCTCCAGTTTGCCGAGAAAATAGCGTTATGACGCGTTATAACGCTATTACAGACGGCACAGAAGAGGTGAGAGAGACAATGGAAACTTTGATAGCCCTTCAGGCGGGCACGATCGACCTCTCCGGATCCCCGGAAGAGATCAAGATCCTCCCTCTTGGAGAGGTGAAGTCCACAAAAGGGACCTTCCTGGTGGATGACGCCAGCGTAGACATGATCCTGAAGTCCTTCAGGGACCGCAAGATCGACCTGGTAGTGGACTATGAACACCAGACCTTGCTGAACGTCCAGGCACCGGCCAGCGGATGGATCACCGAGCTGAGAAAAGGCACGGACGCCATCATCGGAAAGGTACAGTGGACACCAAAAGCGAAGGAATACCTGAAAAACAGGGAATACCGCTACCTGTCCCCGACCATCATGGTGCGGAAAGACAGACGAGTATCTGCTGTATCGTCGGTAGCATTGACCAACAGCCCGGCTATCGACGGAATGCCTGCCATGTGCAAGGACAACGGGCTGACGAAAGGAGAAAACACAATGGATCTGAAGAAACTGATCGAGGTTTTAGGGCTGGCGGAAGACGCCACCGAGGAAGACATCCTGAAAGCTGTGAAAAAAGCAGCGGAAGCAGCCGGGGCACCGGAAACACCTCCGGCGGCTCCACCTGCCGAGGTTGTAGCAAACAGCACCATCCTGGGACTCCTGGATCTTCCGGACACAGCTTCCACAGCGGAGGTGAGTGCCAAGATCGTAGGACTGAAGAACGGGGATCAGCAGCTTGCCCTCCGCGTCCGGCAGCTGGAAGAGGCTGCAAAGGAGCGTGAGACTAACACCCTGGTACAGACCGCCCTGAAGGATGGCAAGATCACAGCAGCACAGAAGGAATGGGCGAGATCTTACGCATTAAAAGACACGGAAGGCTTCAAGAAGTTCCTGGAGCTGGCGGGACCGGCGGTACCGATGGGCGAGATCGGACTGAAGGACGCCCCGGAAGGTGAGAAGCTGGATACCAACACAATGGCGATTCTGAAGAATCTGGGAATCAGCGCGGAAGACGCGAAAAAGTATGGGAATAAGGAGGTAACACTGTGAAAAGAACAGGGAACCAGGTGCTGGGAAGTACCACATTGAATATCCCGGTAGCCGCCGGGGAAAACATGAAGGAATGCACGATCGCGGCTATCAACGCGTCCGGCTATGCAGTAACCGGAAAGAAAGCGGAAGGACTTGTGAAAGCTGGAATGGTCGTAGTAGGTTCTGACAATACCGGCGGAGCTGCCGGAGCGGTGAATGTCAGAGTACAGCGCGGGACCTTTGTGTGGAACAATGACGGAAGCATCAAGAGCACAGACCTTCTGAAGACCTGCTATATCGCAGGAGCTGATACTGTGACAATCACTTCCACCGGGGCGAGTGCAGCCGGTACCATTATCGCGGTGGATCCGGACGGCGTTACCGTCGAGATGAAATAAGGAGGACATAGAAGATGATTATTAACCAGTCTAACCTGCACGGCCTGACTACAGGCTATTCCGCAGCATTTAACAAGGCACTGTCAGAGGTGAGCCCGGACTACAAGGATATTGCAACCGTGACCTCTTCCAGCACTGCCGCAAACGACTACGCATGGCTCGGACAGATCCCCGGAATGAAGGAGTGGATCGGAGACAGAGAAGTCCAGCACATCAGTGAGTACGGATACACCATCAAGAATAAGAGCTTCGAGCGAACTATCGGCATCAATAGAGATGCTATCGAGGATGACCAGTATGGCATCTATACCCCGATGTTCAGCATGATGGGACAGGAAGCCGGAGAGCATTACAATGACCTGGTTTTTGAGATGCTGACAAAAGGATTCACCGAAAAATGCTACGATGAGAAGACTTTCTTTGCCGCAGACCATGTATCCGGTGAAAAGACTTTCTCAAACACTTCTACAGCAGCACTGAGCACTGAGAGCTTCCTGGCTGCCAGACAGGCCATGATGAGCATTACCGGCGACAAGAACAAACCGTTGAAGCTGGTGCCGGATCTCCTGGTCGTATCTCCGAAAAACGAGATGGTAGCCAAGAAGATCCTGGAAGCTTCCCTGATCGACGGCACTACCAACATCACCCAGAACCTGGCAAAGATCAAGGTTGCCACTGAGCTGTCTGGAGACAATGAGGACGCATGGTTCCTCCTGTGCACTAAGAAGTTCCTGAAGCCGATCATCCTCCAGATCCGCAAGAAGATCAAGTTCGACATGCTCACAAAGGACACTGATCTGAATGTGTTTTTACAGAAGGAATACCTGTACGGCTGTGACTGCCGCGACAATGCAGGCTTTGGCTTCTGGCAGATGGCATATGGCAGCACCGGAAAAACAACCGGTTTAGGCTGATGTACTGCACCACGGCCGAAGTTCTTGGAAAGATCCGAGACGATATGATTGACGCAATCCTGGGATCGGATCTGATCGAGGATGAACAGGAAAGAACAGAGAAGATCACTGCCTGCACCGAGGAAGCCATCTCTGACGCCTGTGCCGAGATCGACGGCTGGGTATCCAAGCGGTACAAGGTTCCGTTTCTGGAGCCGGTGCCGCCGATCGTCAGCAAACTGGCGAAGGATATCGCTGTCTACAATCTGGCAAGCAGGACCGGAATAGATGAAGACGACAGGGAGAACACCATATACATCCGTTACAAGAACGCTATCACGTTCCTGACGAATGTAGCCAAAGGCCTGGCGAACATTGATACCGGGCAGGATACAGCAGACGGATCCGGAACAGCCACAGCGAACGACGGCTTCCGGTACCAGGCAAATGAACGGCTGTTTTCCAGGGAGACCATGAAAGGATATTAACCACACATGTCATCAATTAGAGCCAGCATGGAAGGAGAACTCCCAGAGCTTGCGGAGAAGCTGTCCCGGCTGAGTACCATCGACAAGGCTGGGATCAATAATGCGATCGCGGAGGCTTTGCAGAGCGGGACGATCGAAAGATTTGAAGGCGAAAAGAGCCCGGAAGGGGCTGCATGGAACAAGTCCATCCGGGCATCGGAAAAAGGCGGACTGACCCTGACAATGACAGGACAGCTGAAAGGCTCCATCAACGCCAGAGCGACCGAAGAAGGTGCCGAAGTCGGCACAAACCTGGTATATGCAGCCACCCACCAGTTCGGAGCATCCGGACGCGTGATCCGGGCGAAGAACAAGCCCTATCTTGCTTTTGAGTACCACGGACGCACGATCCGCAAGAAACAGGTTACTGTCAACATACCGGCACGCCCGTTCTTGGGTATATCGGATGAAGACAGGCAGGAGATCAAGAGTCTTGTAGAGGAGGCGTTATCAGAAGCATGACGAAGAAGGCGTTCCTGGAGGCTGCACTGAAAGCTGGAGGCCTGACGAAGAGCATATACACCAGCCTAAAGCAGCTGAAACACGCTGCGGGCACACAATACGGCGCAGTTCTGCGGATCAGCGACACACCGGTACGAGCGACATCTAAAAAAACATTCAAAGACCAGCAGGGTGCTTCCCTCATACGGCGGAAGCTGTACACCTGCGAGACCGCCTACAATGTGGTTCTGGCCGCAGCGGATGAGGAAAAGCTGGAGGAGCTTCTGGAAGGATTCCTCTCAAACCTGGAAAGAGGCTTCTATGATGATGGCGGGAATTGGGTGGATGTCACTCCAGTGGAGACTGACTGGGTAGATGAAGACGATTGTGTGATGAAGGCTAAGATGGCCGTCCAGATAAAAGTTGTATGCAAATATGGAATCTACAAAGACGTGGCAGCATGGACCAGCCCGGAGGGCACGGAGATGGAACTGACCACGGGAAAGGATGAAGATGGACAGCAATGAAATGAAGACCATTGAAGAATGGGCGAAAGAAAAGAAAACCGCAGATGAGATTCTGAAGGGGACTATGATCCTGGAAGGCTGGGGCTGCGGAAAAAGCGTAAGCGAAAGCGAATACGATGAAGCCGTGGAGCTGTTTACTGGCGGACCGGCAGATGGGAGGAAATAATGTTATCAAACGTTGAACTGAATTTACATGACAGCAACGGCGGGGCAGGAAGCGGAACCGGGACCGGGATCTTCGGCAAGGTCGGCGTCAGCCCTGTGGAGAGTGCGAGCCCTATCGTGATCACTGGGAACATGGATGCAGAGATGATCCGCGAGAAGCTGGGAAACAGCCCGCTTGCAGACGCTTGCATCGACTCAGTGGAGAACGGGGCGTCTACGATCTACGCCCTGCCAGTGAAAGAGGCCACACACGGCAAGATCTCAAAAGCAGACCACCAGGGAACTGGAAAGGGAACCATTGAGGCATCCGGAAACCCGACAAATGACTTCACCCTGATCGTACAGATTGAGACTTCCGGGCTGACTAACGCAGCCACCTGCGTGATCAGTGAAAACGGCGGTCAGAGCTGGGGAGATGAGCAGACCATCCCACTGTCCGGCACTATTACTGTACCGAACACAGGTGTGACACTGACCTTCACAGCTTCTGAAGGAAACCAGTTTGTTGCCGGTGATACCTATACCTTCGAGGCGACAGCCCCGGCGGCGAATAATGGGGACATCCTGGATGCTGTGAAGAAGTTCCGCAGCTACATGGTGACAGTGGAGCTGATCCATGTGGTAGGCACCAGTACCGCGGCACTGTGGGGATCCTTGGAAAGCCTTGGAGCTGCAATGGAGACACAGGCGGGCAAACCGATCTTTTTTATCTGTGAGCAGAGAGGACCTTCTGAAGCGGAGAACGCAGCTGCCTACGCCGAAGCAATCGCTCCGGATGCAAAAAGCGTGAAGGGGCGTCATGTGGGGGTTGTGTCCCAGTGGATCAGATACATCCGCATGGACGGACGTGAGCAGGACATCAATTTTGCAGGTATACTCACCGGAAGCCTGGCAGCCATCAAGGAAAGCACCTCTGTGGCTTACACTGGTACAAATGGAATCAGCTACGCTGAGGGCAAGATCGTGAAGCTCTTACCGGAAGGAATTGAGGACTACATCGAACAGCTGGATGCTGCGAGATATATCTTCCTGCGTAAATACGAAGGACTGGAAGGCTACTATGTGGCAGCTACCAACATGACAGCACCGGCTTCCAGCGACTACGCGAACATCGAGGATGTCCGTGTGATGTACCGTCTGGCCCGCGAGGTGTACAAGAGAGCTCTCTTGCATCAGAACGAGGACTTTGACCAGACGGATGCGGAAACTTACTATGCACAGGTCCAGGAAGACCTGAACGTCCCGATCGACGACGCGAAAGACACGGATCGCATTATCAGTGACGGACGCGTGACTATCCTTGTGGACATGGTAAACAGCGGCAAAGATAAAAAGCTTCCGGTCCGTATCCAGTGCGTACCGCGTGGATACACCAGAGAACTGAAGCTTGACATGTATGTAGTCAACGCGATCGCGTAGACGGAAAGGAGAAAGACGTGGCTAGAAAACAGATTGTAAACGGCAAAGTTTACGACTGGTCCTCCGTGACTATCGGAATGAGTGGCTGCGGGGGGATCGAACCGAAGGAGATCAGCTATGATGATGAGAAGGAGAAGACCCTGATCTATGGAAAGGGCGGCCGGATCCGCGGATACGGCACAGGCCAGGCAAAGAACGCCGTGAAGATCTCCATGCTCAGAGAGGACTTCAATATCTTTATGGATGCCGTGAAAGCATCCTACAAGAAGAACAAGTTCTACGACGTGGTGGTTCCGAAGATCACCGTATCCTATGCGGACACCGGATGTACAACCTGCACCGATACCCTTACAAAAGTAACATTCTCAAAACGTAGCCTGAAGGTTGCGGAAGGCGATAACAGCCTGACTGTGGAACTGGAAGGTGTAGCAGTCGGAGAAATTGCGATCAACGGAATCACCGGCTGATCAAGTTAATTGTCAAAACAGGAGGAATAAAACATGTATTACGATACAGATGCAAGAAATGTGGAAGCTCTGAGTGCACACGAAGAACAGGAAAGACCGGCAGCTGTTCCGATGACTCCGACGGTAGCGGAACCTCAGAAACCGTTATCTGAAGATAAAAAGGCTTTTGAAAAATTCTGCGAAGGGAAACATGGTTACGTTGTAACTACCAACCTGTCCCAGGATGATGAGATGGAAGAGGAACTGAACTTCCTGTTCAAGGAACCTTCCAGCGCGAGCTATGACCGTTACGCCAAGACTGCCAGCAGCTCCTCTAGCAAGGCTATGAAAGCCTTCTGCCTGGATAACATCCATCCGGAGCAGCGTGTAGACTTGGACGATAAACTGAGTAAATTCCCGGCACTTGGAATCAGCCTGGGTGAGAAACTTCTCTACATGTTGGGTTTATCGAAGACAACCAGAGTACGGAGACTGTAAGATCTGCCGATGAACAGATAGAAGAGGCAGAGCAGGAGATCCGGGACAGCTTTTTTGACATGGCTGTCCTGACGATCTGCCGGTATCTGCCTTCTCAGATGGTTCCCACGGACTGGGAACAGGTTCCGATCACGGAACTTTACCGGCTGTTTGCAAAAGCTAAGATCTGCCGGGAGATGGTACAGGGAGATATACAGACGGGGGTGGCGAAAGCCTTCTCTGAAGAATAAAAAAGGAGCTGCATGAAAATTCACACAGCCCTCTGCCTAAAGCAATTATAAACGAATAGCGAAAGAATTGCAAGAGGTGAGTGAACATGGGTATGGATTCTGTATTCCGTGTATCTCTTGTACTGGATATGGTTGATAACATGACCAGCAAAGTCCAGGGAGCTGCTGACGGGGTACCGTCTGCGGTACAGAAAATGAATGACGCCTTCGGGACTATGCAGAAGGCTGGCGTGGCAATGACCGGAATGGGTACCGCCATCGTCGGAGCCTGCATGGGTACCGTGACAGCGACGTTTGACACCCAGGATGCACTGGCCGAGGTTGCCAGCCTTGGAGTCGAAGATCTTGGAGCCCTGGAAAAGGCTGCAAAGAACTTCTCAGACACATGGGCGGGAACCACGAAGTCGGATTTCATATCCGCCTCTTATGATATCAAGTCCGGTATTGCGTCTCTGACAGATGAAGGCGTGGCCCAGTACACAGAGCTTGCCGGATTAACAGCGAAAGCGACCAAGGCGACCACTGCGGACATGACTTCCCTGTTCGCTACCGGTTACGGTATTTACAAGAACTATTATTCTGACCTCAGCGACATGGAGTTTGGAGAGATGTTCTCCGCCGGAATTGCCACGGCCGTTAAGAATTACAAGACCAGCGGTACCGAGATGGCGGGAGCCATCAAGATGCTGGGAGCTTCCGCGACGAACGCCAACGTCCCGATGGAGGAACAGCTTGCCATCCTGGGACAGCTACAGGCAACCATGAGCGGAACGGAAGCCGGTACAAAATATAAGTCATTTTTGAACACTGCGGCGTCAGCTGGCGAAAAGCTGGGGCTCAACTTCCTGGACGCAAACAACCAGCTTTTGTCCATGCCGGACATCCTGGAGCAGTTACATGGGAAGTATGGCGACACCATTGACGCAGTTGAAAAGAAACAATTAAAAGATGCCTTCGGAACAGATGAAGCGATCGCCCTCATCGACCTGCTGTACAACAACACAGATCAGTTGAAAACAGGTATCGACGACCTACAGACCTCTATGGATGGAGGAATAGATACCACGAAAAAGATGGCGGAAACGATCAACAGCACACCAGCGGAAAGGTTCCAGGTACTAAAACAGCAGATGCACAACGTGACGGAAGAACTAGGAAAGGGACTTCTTCCAGCTGTCAACACCGGGCTGGAGGCTATGATCGGACTGGTTCAGAAAGGATCTGATTGGGTAGCCAACAACCAGGAGACCGTCGCGACCATTATGAAGATCGTTGCGATCCTGGGCGTCTTCCTGATTGTGGCCGGTGTAGTGACTGCCACCGTCGGAACACTAGGCAAGGCTATGACGTCACTGAAGACAGTCACGACCCTGGCGAGCAAGGCCAGCGGACTGTTCAATAGCGCACTCCTATCGTCACCTATAACGTGGGTGATAGGGCTGATCGTGGCGTTGATAGCCATATTTAAGGCGTGCGGTGGAGACGTGGAACAGCTGGGCGCGACCTTCAGCAATATCTTCGGCAAGGTAGGCGGGTTCGTAGGAACCGCAGCCACAGCCATAGCACAGAAGCTTCCGGAGTTCCTACAGTTTGGTATCAACCTGGTGCTTCAGATTGTGTCTGGTATAGCCTCCGGGCTTCCGTCCCTCATATCGGGCGGCGTGTCCATGCTGGAGTCCCTGATCACGGGAATCCAGACGATAGCACCGACTTTGTTAAGTGTCGGACTTTCCCTGCTTCTGACATTACTGTCCGGAATTTTGCAGGCGGTTCCGTCAATCTTGCAGGCTGGGGAGACTATCATCCAGTCCCTGTATACAGGAATCACAACGTTGCTGCCGGTGATCTTATCCGCCGGGATACAGCTGATTCAGTCGCTCTTGACTGGAATTATACAGTATCTGCCAACTATCCTGTCAGCTGGTCTTCAGATCCTGAGTATGCTAGTACAGGGGATCGTGACCGGGCTCCCGGCACTTTTATCGGCTGGGATTTCGCTGATCCAGATGATCCTGACGGGCATCATTCAGAACCTGCCGTCTGTGATTTCAGCCGGTCTTCAGATCCTGGGGATGCTGGCTCAGGGAATTGCAACCGGACTCCCCCAGCTCCTGGCGCAGGCTCTTCAGCTGATCCCTCTGGTCCTTCAGGCGATAGCCTCCGGGCTGCCGTCTCTGATCACATCCGGTATTCAGATCATTTTAATGATCCTGTCCGGACTGATCTCAGCCATCCCGACCCTGATCGGCATGATCCCGGAATTATTCTCCGGAGTTGTAGATGCCGTGACGTCGATTGACTGGCTGGATGTAGGATCTAACCTGGTAAACAGCATCAAGGACGGATTTGTGAGCGGCTTTTCCAGCCTGGTAGACACAGCCAAGGGACTGTGGGACGACTTTACAGGCTGGCTGTTCGGAGAGGATGATGTTCCGGATACGACACCAGTAGCAGGGACAGCAACGGCCATCGAGAACGATATCCCGAAGGTAGAGACAGCAGTAGACAACGCAAACCAGGCACTTTCCACACTTGACTTCAACCCTGACAGCTTACAACAGAAGGGAACAGAGTCCATGCAGGCCCTGGCAGACGGAATCACCGCAGGGACACCAGCAGCACAGGCAGAAGCTCAGAACGCCGGACAGAGTATTCTGGACAACTTCAATCTTGACACTACTGGAGCAGGATCCGCAGGAGCGAACCTGATGCAGAGCGTGACAGACGGAATCAATACAGGAACACCAGAAGCCCAGGCGACGGCACAGAACGCAGGCCAGGAGATTATGAGTTCCTTCAACATTGATACCAGCGGAGCGGGAACGGCAGGGACAAGCCTGATCGAGAGCGTGACCAGTGGTATCACAGCGAACGCAGGAAACGCCCAGGCGGCGGCACAGAGCGCAGGGCAGGAGATCATGAGTGCCTTCAACATTGATACCAGTGGAGCAGGATCCGCAGGAGCGAACCTGATGCAGAGCTTGACTGGCGGTATCACCGCAAATGCAGGCAGTGCTCAGAGTGCCGCTCAGAGTGCGGGACAGAGTGCCCTGGATGCAGTGGATAACTTAAACGCCACCACAGTAGGCACGAATATGATCAAAGATATCGGTTCCGGAATTACTTCCGGATCAGGAACCACAACTTCAGCAGCACAGAAAGCAGGAGCGGACGCCATGAATGCCTTCCGGAACGCGGTATCATCAGCCAGCGAACTGGGAAGACAGATGATGTCCAACGTTGCCTCCGGTATCAGCTCCGCCGGATCCAGTGCAGTCAGCACCGCGTCCGGCATTGCATACCAGATCAAGGCAGCGTTCGAGAACATCCACATCACGGTTCCGAGACCGTCCCTGCCTCATGTAAATGTATCCTACTCAACAGTAGGAAACGGAAAAGCAACAGCTTCCGTCCCGAACTTCTCGGTCAGCTACTACGCGAAAGGTGCGATCATGAAAAAACCGACCATGTTCGGCATGAACGGCACAAGCCCGATGATTGGAGGAGAAGCCGGTGAGGAAGCGATCGTTCCACTGGACAGCCTGTGGAACCGGATGAGAAATGTGGTCATGAATACGTTTACCATGTTCTTCCCTGGCGGAAAGAAACAGTCTGATCCGACTAAGGAGAAGAATACTGTTACCCAGACCAAGGAAAAGACAGAGAAACAGCAGACGACTACAACGAAGCCGGAACCGAAGCAGGCACAGCCACAGGGCGGAACGAAGTACCAGACGTACCATGTAACAATGAACATTGACGCTCAGAGCATTGATGATCTGCGTAAGCTGAAGAAACTGCTCTCTGAGCTGGATGGGGATAACGACCCAGTAACGGCATAGGGAGGACAGCATCATGATCTACGTTGATGAGAAATATCTGACCATAGCCGGGAAGAAAATTCCCGGCCAGGTGCAGAGCGTAACAATCACGGAAGAGGGCAAGATCGAGGATAAAAAGAACAGCAAGGGCAAGGTTACAAAAGCAAACCAGCCCACAGGGTTCGAGGCAGCCAAGGTCGAAGTATCCATGTACTTCGAGGAAGACGGCAGCTATACAGCAAAGGAACAGATTCAGTACATTCAGAGGTTGTTTAAGACTACAAAGCAGAAGAAGCAGAAGAAATACAGGATCGTAGAGACACAGTGTGCTGCAAGGGGAATCACGGAAGTGTACTTCAATGGGTTCACGACCACGGAAGATGTCAACCAGAGCTGGTTTACCGGAACCTTGTCCTTTGTAGCCCCTCTGATCGTGAGCGTGTCGGTTGTGAAGACCAAGGCACAGAAAGCCAGGGAAAAAGCAGCGGCACAGAAAAAAGCAGCGGCAGCGAAGAAAGCAGCTGCCAAAAAGAAGACAACCAAGAAAACCAGTAAAAGTCCTGCAAAGGATACCAAGAACAAGACAACAGCAAAGAAAGCAGCCAAGAAGGTAGTGAAGAAGACTACCAAGAAAAAGACGACGAAAAAGAAGTGATGTAAATGTACAAGAAACTGACAGCTCCGGAATACCACCTGATCCTTCAGACTGTAGAACTGAATGACGGCATCTATATCAAATACAAAAGCAGCAAAGCGGCACACTGTGACACCTGCAAGGTGTTTTTTACAGAGGACGCGCTGGAGGCGGTAAGCACCGCGGATGTCAGCGACTGCCGGGTAGATATGGGGAGCGAGGAAGACTTCGAGAACATTATCGACGGAAGAGGAAGCTGGCAAAACGACGGAACAGAGCTCCTGATCCAGGACGGGATGTGGAGACTTCTGGACACAAAGATCACAGCGACCTTCGTGGACTGCCATCCACAGGAAGCGATACGCTACATCCTTACTCTTTGCGGTGTTACGGACTATATCCTGAGCGAAGACTTGTATGACACCAAGAAAACATTGACGATTGACTCCAAGAACGGGCGGGATGCCATCCAGGAGGTAAATGCAGCCTGGGGACTGGAAGTACCGTTCTTCTACTGGGACGATACTTTCTACTGGGGAAAACGCCCAGAACAGGAATATCTGTACGAGCTGAACGATTCCAACATCCTGGAGCTGGAGAAAAGTGGAGGATCCTGGACGGCGGAAGTGATCGGCGTACCGTGGATCCATCACTCCCAGTATATCAACATTAACCATGAAAACCTCATTGCAGTAGGCGAAGTTGAAAGCGTAACGGTGGAATCCAACGACAAGGGAATGATGGAGATGTACATTACATTCAGGGAGGTAGAAGATGGATAAACTCAAAAATTATGTCAAAACAGTGATAAAAGACTATCTGAAGAAAGAGCTCCCACACACCACCCTCCCCGGAGCAATGGTAGCAGTAGTCACAAAAGCGGAAGATCGTTATTACACACTGAAGATCCTGGACAGGAACCTTCAGGAAGACAAGAACTTCCCAGAGATCCCGTCCGTGGCGTCTAATGTGGAATGTGAAAAAGGCGAGCTTGTGGTGGTCGTGTTCCTTTATGGCATCATAGCTCCCTACATCGTGGGGAGGTATGCAAAGTGAGACTGACCGGAACAGACGACACCGACATTGCCCTGGACCAGTATGGTCAGCCGGTAGTGGGAGAAGATGGAGATGTCCGACTTGTATCTGAAGAGGACTGCTGGATCCAGGATGTGTGGATGGAAATGCTCACAGAGGAAGGCGAACTTCTGCACGAAGATGAGGAGGGACGGTGGGCTTACGGCTTCGGCTACGGGACAGTCCTGAATGGATTGGATTCTGAAGAAGCGAACGAAGAGATCTACGCCAGGACACGGGAAAAACTGACAAAACGGGACTATATAGAACCGGACAGCATAAAGACCAGCATCACCGCGCCAGACCGCAAAGGACGGCGGACTCTACGGGTGACATACAGCCCACTGGATACTGAAAAAGAAGTGAACAAAGACATTAGAATAGACGGGGTGGAGGTGACGATCGAATGATACCGTCTGAAATCATGGACAAGATCATCCGGGTACCGGATGAAGAAGAGGAAACGGAAGCAAAAATCGAAGAACTGAAAGAAGCCGGTTTCGTGATCACTAACTTCTCGAAAGGCGGCGTGTTCTACATCCTGCTCCGAATAGCCATACACATAGGCGTGCAGCTCAAACAGCTGGCCGTGGATCTGATCAACAGTGCATTTATGAAACACTGTCCGGACGACTGGGTAGAGATCAGAGCCGCAGACTATTCCAAGACACTGGATGAGGGCGAGAAGACAGAAGGCTATCTGACAATAACCAGGAAGGATACAAGCCAGGCTGTCCGAATTGCCAGAGGGCACCCATTCCGGACAACTCCGGACGCATATGGCGGATATCTGAGGTTTTACGCTTTAGAAGATACAATCCTTCCAGCAAACCAGGCGACACAGAAGGTGCTGGTGCAGGCGGAGGAGATTGGGACAGCTTACAACGTGGAGGCTGGAAAGATCACAGTATCAATGGTTCATATCGAAGGGGATGCCACAGTCACCAACGAGGAAGACTGGATCACTAACGAAGGCCAGGAGAAGGAGACTGCGGAACATCTCCGAAAACGCTGCATTAACAGCCGGGCTCTGATTGCAGAGCGGACGATCGACAGGAAGTTGAAGAGTACCGTAGAAGAGGTCCCTGGCGTGGCAGTAGCTTATATTGATTCCCAGCACCCACGAGGCCAGGGAACGGTGGACATCATCGTTACCGGAAACAGCGGAACAGCCAGCCCGGAGCTGATCGAAGACGTTGAGGAAGCGATCAAACCACTGACTGGAAGCTATGGGGACTATCTGGTCAAGAGCTCCACACAGCAAAAACAGGACATTGAGATCACGGTCTACATTGAAAAGAACGTGTCTACAGCCGGGTATCAGGACACCATCGAGAGCCTGATCCGGAACATGATGGACATTAAAACCAGGGATGAACTGAATGTGCTGTACCGTGATAGCATCATCGGAACGCTTCTTCCGAACATTCCACGGTATAGAAAGTGCCTGATCACACAGCCTGCGGAGGATGTTCACGTCCCGATCGGCACCGTTATCGTGCCGGGGGAGATCAAAATAACAGTCCTGAACGTGACATAAGGAGGAGATAATGGATAAATTCAGAGATTATATCTGGTATCTACTCTCCAAGCCCTTCAAGATACTGAAGAAAGCACAAAATCAGTGGTGGATCTGGGCGAAGGTCATGGGAGGCTGGTGGGACGAAGTAAAGGACGACCTTCAGAGGGCCAGAGACGAGACGACAATAGCAACCTGTAGCGACATCATGCTTCAGATTCACGCTGAAGACCGAGGCCCGGATGGGATAACCCAGTATGTGGGCGAGTCAAACGACGCCTTCCGCTCCAGGATTGCCATGTATGACGAGACGGAGAGACTTGGAGGAACGAGGGACGGCATCATCCTGGCGGTCAATTCCATCGGATACGAAGATGTGGAGCATGTGTGGCTTCCACGTTACAACGGAGACTGGGACAGGTGGGCGGAGTTCATTATCATCATCAATGAGGATGTAGCGAACCCGCAGCCGACCAGCACCGCCAACCTGATCCGGGAAGTCCGAGACAAGAAAGAGTCTACATCGAAAGACAACTACCTTATCCGGTACTATGCGGACGTGTGGAACAAACTGATCAGCGAGATGGATACAACCTATCTGCTCCGCAGCCATTTCTATAAGCAGAGATATCTGGACGGAAGCAGGAAACTGGATGGATCCAGAACACTCTCCTATTCGGTAGGCCAGATTGAACTACTACCGGACTACTTATTCCAGACGGAGACACAGGTCTCTTTCATGGTACAGGCTTTTGCTGAGTACACAGCTCTTGCAGAACATAAGACGGTTCAAGACCAGGAATATGAGATTCTGATGAATGCCAGGTATCTGCGGAATACAGACGTGCTGATCAGCCTTGACAGTGATTTCCTTTTCCAGGTGAGAGAGACATGGAAATGGCATCCGGAAGTTAGGAATGAGTACCACATGGCAGCGAGACAGGAACAGGGTATAACTCCGGCCTACGGGATCCGAATGACAACTATATTCTTCCCGGCCAGGCATCTGGATGGAAGCAGGAAGCTGGACGGATCCAGAACACTCAGCGGAGCTGTAGGAAGGATAGAAGGAGACACTGGATACCTGCTAGATGTGCAGAATAAAATCATTAAAACCACCGAGCAGGAGCTGGAGAACGTGATGGATGTACAAATGAACGTACTCCCAGAAGCGACTTCAACAGCGAGAATGACAGTGAAATTCTGGTACGGCAGGAGACTGGATGGAAGCAGGAAGCTGGATGGATCCAGAACACTCAGTACCCTGACCGGACGGATTGAAGCAAGAAAAGACTATTTATTTGACGTTTACACGGTAGCCCAGGGATCTGGAAGTATCGGGTAAACAGAGAGGAGAATGAAATGAAGTACACTATCTCAGACGTTCATAGAAAGAAGATCGCCCAGGCGACACACAGCGCGGGAAAGATCGCCACAGTCGCCCAGATCGCACTTGGAACGGGAGGCGTAGATGGAAGCGGGAATGTAAAAACACCAGCTGGATCCGCAACGAAGCTGACCGCAGAGGTCATCCGAAGAGCATACACAGCATCCGAGAAGGTGGACGACGCCTGTTATGAATACGCTCTTGTCCTTGCAGAAAATGAATGCGTAGGAAGCAAGATCAGCGAGATGATGCTGATTGATTCAGACGGGGATCCAATCTGCTTCCTGAATTTCCTTCCGAAGCAGAAAGACGACATCAAAGAGACCTACCGGATCCGCAACCACTACTCATAATATGGAGGCGTGACATGAGCAATCTGAAATACACTCCGGAATACAAGCCGGAAATGAAAGAGTGGGACATAGATACCACTGATTTATATGAAAACTGGAATGAAGCACACAGACAGTTTTTAGGGAACGATGCAGCCATCGTCCAGATGATCGCTGATCTTGGACTTTCCGTAGTTGACGGAAAACTGTGTGTAACTTATGAGGAGGAATAAAGAAATGAGCAAAGTAACAAGCCCTATTATGACAGATGAAACAGGAAAGGACATTGCAGAAAAACTCCACACCCTGAACATTTTGAAAGGCATAGAAGTAGGGAGTAGCCTGGAGAAAGTAACAACCATGCAGGAGATCAGAAGAATCGTGCAGTCAGGAAAGGCTGCGGATGTCTTCCAGATCGGCGACCAGATCATCGTTCCGTGGACAGACACCAAAACCGGAACAAAAT